TCCTGCATACGTACCATGGAGAAGGTGTTCTTCATGGAGAATGGGCTGGTGTAGTTCGGCGTTCCACCTTTGATGGAAAGCGTCTTCTCCACGATAGACCATTCTTTTGAGAACCTCTTACCAGCGTTAAGTTCTGCATAAGGAATGTACAGGTTGGAATCACCAGTGAACAACTCACATTCGTAATCCCAGTTTGTTCCATTGGGAACCGCAATATTAACGATCCGGATCGGGTATACTGAATTTCTCTCACCAACGATCAGGTTGGTATCTGAGAAATGTTGCTCAGGGAATGTCAAGGTGAAACGGGCACCGGATTTACCCACCTGTGAGGATGAAGTAATAGCCGAACCATTCACTGTACATGAGACAAGAGGAATATTCTTCTTGGCTGAACCCTGCAGTCTCCAACGGAAATCATCATCTGTGTCAAGATACAGAGTATTGAATTTCTTCAGGAAAATACCAAAGTTCATACCACGATTCGCCTTGTACAGCATGGAAACCAGCTGACTTGTCTCTTGCGGCTTGAGTTGGTAGATCGCACCTAAATGGTTCTTAGTCGTTAGACCAGCCCAATCTTTAGGTTCGTACTCTTGTAATGGTGATACTCTTTGCATTGTGATTTAATTTAAATCGATTTGAATTATAAATTTTATGATGTCGGAAATGGAAATGTAAATTTTTGTTCTTCTTTCTTTGGTTTATTCACAATAGATGGATCACCAGTTGCTTCGCTCTTATCAGAGTTCATCTTCTTAATGAACTTTTTTGTGGCACTGGTTTCAGCTGTTCTGGCCAGGTTATCAAATTTCGCGTCTTTATCAAAAAAGCCTTTGCTTATAAAGTAGTTCAACTTCATCTCAAAGGCAATCGGATCTTTCGCACGAAGCTCCATAACTTTGCTTACGGGTGTCTGTCCACCACGACCATTATCAGCATATCGTACAGGGACAGTCATGTCCTTGATAAGTTGATCGTGTTCAGCTTTGGTAAGTTCATTACCGGGAATTATTTCCTTGGTACCAGATACAAAGGTTTTGATCTTACCCTGGGTCTCTTCATTCTTCTTCTCACGAGTATCCTGTTGCTCCTTAGCCTGCTTTCGCATAGTCTCGCGCTCACTTGTAATCTCTTTCTGAATCTCCTTTAATCCATCGGTAGCTTCAGTAAGAAGTGAGTCATTATCTTTTGCAACCTGAATAAGTTGTTTAACCTTGGTATCAGACAAACCCTTCATAGAAAGGAAATCTGAATAGATCGCCTCCTGGTTCTCCTCACTGCTTTCAAGATCTGCGACCTTGATATTACCATAAGTTTCTTCCAGGGAAAGGTTCTCTTGTAGTGATTGTGGATCTACTCCGGATTTGATGTCGTCATAAATCTGCTTCGCTTCTCCAATCTTCGCCAATTCAGAATCAAGTCCTTCCTTGATACTAGCATCGATGTTGGTTTGGATATGCTCATTGATTTTAACGGCTTGTTCTTCGGTCTTAAGTTCCTTTATGGATTCAAGATCAAAGTCGGGTAAGAGGCCATTTTCGTGAAGAGCCGCAGCATGGAGATACATCGGAGATAAATTCTCTTCGCCTGTTCCGGCCTCTGTACCCTCCTTTGGTTTCTCCCCACCTTTGGGTGGTTCTGTCTTTTTTACTTCTCCTGCTGCTGGTTTACTTTTATCGACAATTATTGTATCGTCTACTTTTTCTATTGGTTTGGCTTTATCCCCTTCTTCTCCTTCAGGGGGATCCTGCTCTTTAGTCTCTGGCGGGTCTCCACTTCCGCCCTCGTTGATTTCTTCCTGTACAGCTGCCGGTAATTCTTCTTCGGCAACGTCCACGGTGATCAACGATTCTTCTAAACCTTCAAAGCTAATGTTGCCGAACAACTGCTCATCAGTGCTTAGATTTTCGTTTGCTGCTTTTTCATCTGGCATTTTAATCTCCTTTCAATATTTACAAATTTGGTTAATAAATAGTATTATTTCAAGAGTATCACCACTCCTTTAAAATACGATATATAGATAAAATGTATAATTATTTTATATATAATTAAATTATACAGTTTGCTTTGCAGGACGCATTCTTGCTATTTTTTCACTGCTTTTTATTTGCAAGCCTGTTCTCTTCTCTTGTGATTTTAGGGCTGCATAGAACTGTTCTGAACGTGCTAACATTTCCTTGCGTTTCTGCTCCAGGTTCTTATTCAGCTTAGTAAGCTCCAGTTGGATTTTCTCGGTATCATCACCCTCACCCATCTTCATTTCAGCTTCCTGTAGCTTGCCTGTAATCTCCATCTCAGTTTGAATAAGTTCAGCCTCGATCTTATTCATCTCGATCCGCTCTTTCTGCTCCATCTCCATTTGCTTAAGCTGATTGATAGCTTCCTGAACTCTCTCCTGACTTTCCAGAGCTTGAGTACGAGCATCATCCTCACGCTCGTTTGCCTGTTGTTCGCTGGCTTCAAGTTTCTTGATCATACTGGATACTGATGTATCACGATAGATCGAGAAGATATCTTTGAAGGTGGCCTTATCATTTTGCAGAGCAGCTTGTGAAAGGGTTTTGATTGCACCAATCAGTTCAGCATCGTTCCGACCATCAGATACATAATAACCATACTCAGACTCAGCAAATAATCTACCATCAACACTAATAGTTTGTGTAATTAAACCATCATCAACATACTGCAATTTCTTGGCAGCATCTCCTTCAGCATATCTCCAGGCATGTTTCGCCGTTTCAATAAGCAGTTCAAGAACACGAAGTTTTGTATTATCATGAAGAGAGAACCATTCTTCAGTAACATGAGAGCTATTGGTGATTGCAAGTTCTGCTCCTCCTTTGGTTTCACGATTACCGATTTCACCTTCACGTTGTGGAGAAACACCAGCTACCTCAGCAAGTTCAGACTTTACATATCTGGCAAGTTCCAGGTTAGCCCTGATCACATCAGCAGAATCTAACTGTAGTACATCGGATCCACGTTGTTTGACTGTACCAATCAGTTTGCCCGTTGCGTTTCCTTTTTTTCCTTCCTTGAATGAATCCTTGATCATGTAACCGTTCGCTTCAGCGTACATCATAACCAGTTCTTCGTCCCAACCATCTGGAATCTCTGCCAGGTCCAGTTCAGCAATACGGCCCTTATTTCTTGCAGAAGCAAGTTCGGTACGCCTCATATAAACATTGTATAGATATTTATATGGTTTCACTCGGTCCATCAAGGATATTCCCGTTCCACCGATACGATAAACTGTTCCTACATATGGAGGAAGACAAATAGATGGATTGCTCATCTTTGTTCCAATCCTGGGCAATGGCTCAATCCTTTTATACATATCATGACCGATACGATAACCTTGCCACCACTCATTGATCCAGTGCCAGTCAATAGTCCATCCTTGTCCTTCAAAATTCTGTATGGGGAAATTCTCATCAACAATAGTTGACTGTTCCGTTCCTTCTTCATCAAAGTAGGTTAGCATCCCAATCTTACGGCGGGATTTCCAGACGACACGGATAACCCGGATATTTCCATCAGCATCAAAATTACCAGTATATGAATAGAGATCTGATCCATCGACAGTGATTAATTGTGAATTGCTCATGTTTAGTGATTCATCAGCAGCATTCCAGGGACCAGCAGGGACGGTCTCACCAGACCATCGGTTTCTTCGAGAGCCCTCCTCAAGCTGATCAATCTCTTTATCCGAAAGCTCCTTCCAGAACTCATCGATAACCTTACCAGTAGAAACAAACTGATCACTTACAATGAGATCTGAATCTTCAATCTTATGACTATTACCCATTCCAAAGGTGGAGATACCCAGGATATTTTCTTTCTCTACCATGGGTTCTCCATGGGAGATACCGGCACCATAGATCTCTTCTGCTCCTACAAGGACATCGTAAAAGGCGGAAGAGAATGTTTCTTTAAGTTTCTGAGTATACCAGAAGTATTCAATAATTCTGGATCCCATAACCTCGCCAAAATCCTGAAAGTCGTAGTTCTGATAATGCTGTAGTTGTCGAAGTCTACGCCCTGCCTGTTCCTCACTATAATTGGGATCTTGTACAGATTCAGAAATTAAAGACTTTACCTGTTCGCCCATGTCAAATTCCTTCTTACTAATAGCATCCTCATTGACTGAGCGCACTCGCCAGTCAAACCGGCGCTTGGATTCTTCTCCTTTGAGAACATTGAATTTTGCTACCTCGATGGGATAATTCTGGATCTTTGCTGGAAAATTCACTCCACGGATCCCCATAGGGTTAAATGCATGTTCAATATCTTTCTCATCGATAATACCATCTATAAGATCAAAATTGATCTTCTTTGCCGCCCTGCTTTTACGTACCCTACTGCTATCACCTGTTGTAATTGTGACACCAGCCTCAACGCATTCAATTCCCCATTTTTCATCTTTTGCAGATAGGGTTTTTTTCTGTGCAGGAAACTGTGTTATTCTCATTGCCATGGTTGCTAGTTTTCAATGTGTCGTCTTTCAATTTCCATCCTCTTGTTGATAACAGCAAAAGGATCATTTTTCTCAGTCATTTTCTCCTGAAACATCTCCATGCGCGAGAAGAATTCGGGAACAGCTGCTCGTTGCTGCTCCTCCTCGGGTATAATATTTTGTACATCTTCCTTATATATCATTAACATTTGCAAAGCATCTACACGGTCAAAATTACCGTCTTTGTACCAATAAATCAATTCCTGCAATAATGGTATACTACGGATAGTATGTAAATTCAATCGTTCACTTCCTGGGACAACAGGAGTGGTAAGCCATATGAGAATTAGTTCTCTCCCCCATTTTTTGATTGGTAATGTAGCCGGAGTTCCAGCCCCTCGATTGAGCAATGACTTATCATAAATCTTATCATGGACAATCTTGGGAGTGTCACATAATAGGTGGGCATGATGTCTGCCGTTGAGATATGTGAATAATCCTTTCCAATTATTTTCATAGTTACACTTTGCGTTATAATATAAAAGTAATCGGCGCACTCCTTCATAATAACCATTAGCCGTGTTCGGTCTACCGGTATATTCGGCCACAATACGCTCGGTAAGTTTATTCATTATAAAGGTACTTCCCAGAGAATCGGTTGTTGATTCGTCATGATCATAAGTGTCATTGCCGGCAATGTAGATACCATAAGGAATAATTCCTTCAGAGTTTGCTACCGGATGTTCATAAATTACAATAGCCCCTTCAATATTCTTTTTATCTGTCTGAGGGTAAATACGGATAGGTTTTGCTGTTGGATCCAGTTTCCAAACATATTTTTCAGTATCCTCGTTAAAACTCAATTTACCCACGTACTCAAGTTCCTCAAAATCTTCGGGTGCAGAACGAAGGTGATTCAGATGCTCTTTAAGATCATTGATTGGGAAGATCGTTCCTCCCAGGCGCATGATAGCTTCCTGTGGTTTGCGTGGCTCCTCGGCTATAAATCTGGTGATAGTCTCAGGATTCTTGGTTGCCTTGATCACATGAGCCCGGGATGCATCTGTAAGTTTACTAGAAATATCATAAAGACTATTCCCATCTTTATCCATGGCACCTTCTAAGTTTTGCTCCACGGATATGAAATGTCCACATTTCCCATTGGATGCTGCATCATCCCATTTATTTGGGACCAGGTGAACATTGTAAGCTCCACCTTCATAAAACAACTGTTCAAGGCCCATGATATCCACATCCTCTGTACCTCCAGTACCAAAAGCGCATTGTAATCCAAAGGTCAAGCGCCCCTGCTGCATACTCTTCAGCGATATGTTCCAGGCTTTGATAAGGTGAGGATTCTTTCCCGACTCCTCATACAATATCAATTTACCCCTTTTACCACGAGCCTTGTTCCAGTTGTTCTTAAGAGTAACCCCGATGATCTCACTCTTGAATCCTCTTTCTATTTTAAGTCCTCCTGTCTCATAGTAGTAAGAAGAACGTTTGTGCATTATTGAATCATGGCGCTGCCTACGCTTTCCCCATGGAGTATATGATTCCACATGGTCCATCATCTCCCAGGCTTTGGTAAGTAGTCCGTCACTGATTAGATATTCTTTCTCGTCTGCAAATACATATGACTTGGATCCAGGTATCAGATAATAGTTTCTATTACACATCCCACCACCCTTGAAGGAATATCCACGGCCACGAGTCTTTATGATTGCTCCATGCTGACCGGCACGTTCAGCTGCTTCGAGATAATGATAGTATTGGTAGTCTCCATCCCAAAAGTCAGGGAAGGACCATTGACGATCTGCCTGAGCCTGCAGCATTAGCGCCTCAAGGTTTCCAGCAATAGCATCTTCTTCTTTGATTTCAATAGCAAGATATATAGGAGAATAATTCAGATACCAATAAAAATAGCCAGGGATCCAGTCGCGGCCTATGTTATAACCGTAAATTGATCTTCTGGCTTCTTCCTCCCAAAACTTATAGTATTTACTTGAACTATGAGAGTTGGGTGGATACTTGGTGTATTGACCAAACTCCTTGAAGTGTAATGCTGATTCGCAAAACTCTGCAGTATTATAGTGAGGTATGTTTTTAAAATACCCACTATCAATTATATCGGATGCAATCTCTTCCATTAATTATTACGGTTCTTCATCCAGGTTGCTTTCTGAGGATCTTCAAACATTCCCACCTGTCCACCACCACGGATCTGCATATCTTCATCTTCACCACGAACTTTCTTTTCCCACTTTTCAATTTTTTCTACAATAGTCTCGACATCCTTAAGCGCAGTGGTAAGCGCCTTGGGATTATATTTGTCGGCATCATCGCCTTTCTTGAAGGAAAGTTCACCATAGAATTCCATGAGAGAATCAACAGTCTCCCGAACGTTTTTCAGATAGCGCATGGAGTAAGTTTCCTGCATGGATTCATATTTCACAATGGCATCCTGTATCTTCTGATCGGGCTCATACTTCTCATCTTCCATGATTTCACGACCAACCATGATAGCTTTTTCTACACCATATATATTATACTCGGAAATATAATCTGCCATAAAATAAACATAGGCAAGCTCCTTTGTGGCTCTTGCCTTATCCTTAGACTTATCACGGTCCCATATTCGTTTGAACTCAGGCACAAAGAGTGCCTTGGCTTCAACTTCCGGATTTCCCTGATTTAGTGTGAACATCCTTCAAAGTATTTTTCAACTTGTTAATATAGCGCCTTTTCTTTTTAGGCAGTATTTTGAAGGTAAAGAGATATGGGAGCAGGATATATGGAAAATATTCTTTCTCAACATTTGCTTCTCTCATATTTGATCGAACACATTCGAACTCGGATATAATCACATTTCGGACAATATCCGGATCCGTCTGGTTTCTTCGAGCAATTTCCCTTACCAGCTGCGTGAACTTTTTACTCCGTATGTCCATTAAGCCGGAATTTGAAACTCAACTCTCTACCTTCATTCGGATAGACAATAAAGACTTTCTTAATTGTCTTTCCTTCCAAAATTTTAATTGCCCTTAGATGTGAAAGATAATTGTTCAGTTGGTGCTCTTTGAGCCCAAACTTTCTTGCGATATTCATTTTCACATCATGAGAGAATACTATTCCCCATTTTCTCTCTTCGGGTTCATCCTTGTACAGATCATTATAGAAAAGAAGTTCAGCAAGTATTTGTAGTGGCATATCGCTTAAACTTGTTTTCTTCCTATTGATCTTCCAAAGATAACTTTCAATTACCGGTTTCTTAAGGATTAAATATTCCCTAAAAAACTTCTCTTTTGTGGTGACGATTTCAACTGATTCAGTCTGCATTGCTCCTGAATAATTTCGTTACAATAAATGCTGGCATAGAAAAGCCAGATCCGATTAAGACCTGGCTTTCTTAATTTCAAAGACGATGACTTAAATTACTCCACACTGCAATCGAGCTTTTACAAATATATAAATTAAATTATATACAAATCAAATTATATACCAATTAAATTATATATCGTGCTCATTCTTCGGAGCCCATCCAAAGAGTTCATGGACTTTAACCATCCAGAAAAGTGTTTTATTATGGACCATTGGCTCACCTGAATTACCGCGATAGTAAACTTTCTGGCCTACCTTGTATCCTGTATCTGGCGGGACCATTGGGCCGATAGCTTTAATAATCCCCTGCCATCCATGTTTACCCTCAAACACTTCGAGTGCATTCTTGGTATAATCATCATAGGTCATATACTCACTGGCTGCTTTCTTTTCAATATCCAAAATATTTTTTGGACTCTGCCCACCTACAATGTTAAGGTTTGCCCTCTTAGCGGCTTTATCCATTTTGGAAAGGATATCAATCTTGTGGATCACAATCCAGTCACTACCTGGTTGGAATTTGAATTCTCCAGGTTTAATTTTCGATTCTTTTTTTGCTGGCATATCTATAATTTAAAATGGTAAATCATCCGGTCCTTCATCAACAGGACCATTATTATCTGGTATTGATTCATCTGGCAAAGCGAAGGGATCATCCTCTGTTGCTTCCAGTGGTAATTGATCGTCTATTGCATCCTCTGAGCCTGTACCATCAGCCCGAGAGACAACAGTGATATCAGTGGCTTCAAGGTTGGTAAAGTAAACCCATTTGCCATCTTTATCTTTCCACCTACGGCCCATGGGATTCCACTGTATCGAGACAAGATCTCCCTTGTGAATTCCATCCAGAAGATCACAATTATTCTGGACCATCTGTAGTTTCAAGTACTCAATGAATGTCCCACGTTCACTACTGGTACTAACCTCTAATACAAACTCTCTTTTCCGGAATTTCTCAGTCTTCTGTTGAGTCTCCCATACTTCAATTATCTTACCTCTTGCTCTGTATGTATCCATTTATCCTAATGAAATTATATGTTTTATACTAATTAAATTATATACTAATTGAATTATATATTATATACTAATGTAAATATACAAATTATCCTGATTCATTTATAGGATTCGCATTTGGTAATATCTCTCCAATAAAAGAATTCAGCTCTTTAAAAAAGGCTACTTGGTTTGCATGTGGAAGATATGTGCATATCAGATTCTGTTGTCCTGAAGCATGCTTTCTCCAGATCTTCTCGATCTCTTTGAGTCGTTGTTCGCTTGTCATTAGTTCGGTCCTGTTATAAATTGTGGTTCTTCATCACTAAGTGCTGCCCTGATATGCAAAGCTGGGTGTAGTACTTCATTAATTATCTTCTCAGAGTAAGGTGTTCTAAAGGATACTCCATCGATATAGAATACAATATCTTTAGTTCCAGTATGACGATTCACATTTGGATCCTTCCAGAACGAACTGATATAAATAGTATAAAGAGTAGTTTGTTTGATAGTGAGCGGTTCATCTTCATCTATACCAAGTTTCTCTCTCTGTTCTTCTTCTTCCACATCCATTAGATAGATCGGAATTATAAATAGTTTTTTCTCAGCCATTACTTCTTTGCTTGTCCAATTCGAATTACTTCAACACCTTCCTGATCCGGAATGTATCTCCAGGGATCGATAACAATACTCTTTGCAGGAAATACTGTATTTGCAAAGACTTCATGTTTTGTACCTATAAAGAAAATTGCCGGTTCCGGATATCCCATAAGAGCCATTGTTCCTTCTCCTTCAACTCTACCATCTACATGTGGATCATAGATCTCTACACAGTCTGAATGAAGGCTTTCCTGCATGATATTATATAGGAGTATAGATGGACTGCCGATAGTAAGGTTTGTCTCTGGCTTGAAAGCTTTACCAAGGATAACAATTGGGAATGCAGTCATTCTATGAACACTCATGATTATATCAACAAAAAATTCTGTCTGTCTTTCTCTGGCGATCATAAGATTCTCCCACCAATCATAACTCATATCATGCTTACGAGCAATGGCACTCAGAGCGATATTATCCCTTGGATGACATCCACCACCATCTCCCATACCTCCACGCATATACATTGGTGAGGTGATCCGTTTGGAGCCCAGGGAGAGACAATCTATAAGATCATCCACATCAGCACCGGTCTTATGACAAAGCTCCATGGCTGCATTAGCAAAGACGATCTTTTGAGTGATATATGTATTGTAAAGCACCTTAATCGCTTCAGCTGTTTTGATCGAACATGTGAACGTTTTTCTTCTACGAGGATCTTCATGATCAAGATAGATCTTATCTGGATTATGGATTGTATCGTAAAATTTAATAACTGTATGGGCTGCCTCTTCATCATCTATGCCTAATAACACAAACTCTGGATCAAGAAAGTCCTCTATGGTTGTACCCATGGCAATAAAGAATGGATTGTAAGCCAATTTGATACGGTTCTTCCCACCACGTATGATTGGAATGATCTCACGATCCATGGTTCCTGGAAGGACCGTAGATACGACTGACACTATCTGATCAACGTTTTTCTTCTCGCAGTCCCGGGAAAGAGTGATGATCGCATCCTGCAAGTAATGATAATTAAAATCTACTCTTTCTTCAGGTAGACGAGTAGTTCCCTCGAACTTCTCATTATGTGGAGTCTGTACGGTCACAAAGATGATATCGCATACTCCTACCATGTCGTAGGGATCCACCACCTTGATATTTGTTGTGGGAAGGTATTTCTCCACATCTTTTTCTTTGTAGGGGATTTGTCCTTCAGAGAGATACTTCTCAATTTTGGGATCATAGTCGAATCCAACTACTTCATGTCCTCTACTTTCAATTGCCAGGGCGCAGGGAAGACCAAGCTTCCCAAGTCCCATAAATCCAATTTTCATTTTATCTTGCTTTTAGTTTAAAAAATCCGTGTGCATTAGGTATGTCTTTATAGGTCATTTTCATATAGGGAATATTACTATTCAGATCTCTGACCTTGAAACCTACATCATTAAAAAAGTCACACCACCACTGGTGATTCTCACATATCACATGGGAAGGATCCAGATCATTTGTTCCTGCATTATATTTCCCATTCTCACCAAGAGGAATAATTGCAAATATATTCCTTGATAGCATTCCAAGTACAGCCAATGTAAGTTGTAAATTCTTTACATCTATATGCTCAAAAACATCTTTCGCTATAATCCAGTCATATTTGCCTTTTAACTGATCATATCGCTTCCAATCAAATAGATATCCTTTTACATCTAATGGAGCTTGTCCAAGTGCATAATCGCTGATATCAGTGCCCCATGCATCAAAATGGAGTAACCGAAATGCTTTGACCAGGTATCCCTTGGCGCAACCAAAGTCTAATATAGATTGATCCCTTGTTATCTCAAGATACTGTATAATTTCATAAGCTAATGGAATTGTAAGCTCAGGGATCCACCGATAGTTCTCATACATACTTTTACCGGTCTGTAGACCTCTTTCAAAATAGTCTTTATCAAAGTTCATATCCAAAACGTTTTATAGATTTATTATGATACTTCTTAACGAAATCAATCATATCCTGATCATAGACACTTCTCTTATATTTAGATCCCATATTTTCTGGATTATTCTTACCATAGCGAGGCATTGAACTAAAATCTTCTCCGATTATTTCCCCCAACTTTTTCAATTCTATTTCAAGATTTTCGAAGCGAATAATCTGATCAACTATAATATCGCCTCTCTTATTGATAATCCATTCAAGTTGACTTGTTTTTTGAGAGCATGTATTCCATTTATTACCAAATTCCCAATTTCTACCAAAATCCACAGATCCTTTCAAATCTCTAAATAACCATGTTCTAAAATCAACAGTTACTGAATTTTTTAAAAACCTTCTATTCCACCACCAGCTATAGAGTCTTTCATAATCATTACGGACAATCACAAATTTGTAATACTCTTTGAACTCATCCGGATATTTCCTTCCTATGTTTCTGGCAAAGATATGTCCATTCCCTGTCGCATCATATTTATCCCCTGACAGACAACTATATAAATTGGTACCGCTAGTACGTGGTATATGAATAAAAATATATTTTTTCTCTCTGTTGATTATCATCTCATATTACTTTGCAGTAGGTTTTACGTATATGATTAATAAGTATTCTCTTGGCTCCTCTAACAGTAACATGTGGCCAATGTGCTGGGTTATACATTACATCGGTAAGTTTGCCAATAATAATAGGATTGAAGCCATGTTTCAACAAATTAATTACTCCATAACTATTCTTCAGAATACACATGTTCAGATTCAATCCGCATACATAAACCTTATTGATTTTATTCTTTTCCAGTAAGGTGAATATTGAACTGGCATTGTTACTGATGAAATCCGTATCGTGTATTTTAATATCGACATGTATATTTGTCCATACTTGTGCCATCTTATTTGTATCCGGACAACTGTCTTTGGCTGTATATATCGGCAACTCAATAGTTTTAATCGGATGGACATTCAAATATTTATGAAGAGGTTTGCCTTTGATCCACTGATCCCAACCCTTATAATATTTTGACATCTTAGCTCCTGATGGAGCGTGTATGATCATATGCCCCCTATCTCTATATTTATTTGCGGTCTTATTAATTAATGGTGCAATTATTTTAGCTTGATCAAATGTTTGTTGACACCAGTGGTTATCCCACATATCGATTATAAGTAGTGCTGTTTTCTTCATTTTATGACCATTTCTTTTGCATTATAAAGAGTTTATCTTTCCGAATCCACTTATAATTCTCCTCAATCATTGAAACACCTTTCAGCACACCCTTATTACGCTCGTAGTTATCATTGTAATCGTGTCCTGACATTATACCACCGGAAGGGATCATCTTGTCTATATTGATGAATTCCTCATGACTATCATGAGATGAATCTATAAATGCAAAATCAATTGGTGGTTTAAAGGTAAAAAAGTCATCAGGATAGAAAATACTAATCTCTCCTTTAAAACCAATTAGATCTTCTGCCTCTTCTATATTTCTCAATAGATTATAACGGAAGTTACCATCTCCATTGGTGAGTTTATCTATTGTGTTTTTCATCTTCGGATCACCATCACTGCCTGTGAAGTTATCTACAGCATAGACACACATATTAAACTCTATTACCAGTCGTATAGATAAGTGTCCCAGATGGCAGCCATAATCCAAAAATGAACTTGGTTTGTACTTCCTGACGGCATCTACAATAACATTTGTTTCTGCTTCGGTGATTGAATGAATTGTCTTTGCTTGGTTAATATCAAATGAATTCTTCATGATCAATAGTTCTTGTAAATTTATTAAACTTATGCGCTCCTTTAGTCCAGTCGTGTAGCATATTAACATTCTCGTGAAAGACACAA